ATCTGTTGCCGCAGATGCGCTATTTTTTTGTTTCTATATATCGTCCAAAATCTCGATAGCATACTATGTATTCTGCAATCTGATGCACTGCAAAAGCTACAGCTATCACAATGAGCGTTACTAATGCTTCTACTGCTCCTGCCGTAAGTGTAATGTGCTCCTGCTCAATGCATCCCACAATCCCTGTGAGGTTCAGTCCAGCAATAAGCATTACCCATATCGCAATGTTCTTGATCCGTTTGCATTTTTTTCTTCTTTCCTGAAATGTCTTCAATTTCATCCTTCCTCCTTAGATAATTACAAATTCTCCCTCTCTATACTCCCTGGCTTCCTGTTCAATTTCTTCTATCGTGTGCTTTGTTGCACACTTCATTTCGTTATTATCTAAATATCGAATAAATCTTGCCGGATGCTCTATGCCTTCCTGTGTCTTCATAGCTTGTCCCTCCTTTACCGCCTCATGCGGTCTTTACCCTCTCGTATCCAATCGCTGTTAATGCACGGTGATTCCATTCTTCCACTAACTTCTCACGCTGTTCTTTTGGCAGATCTTTAATTTCAACCTCTTTCCCATCGATAATCACTAGATTTCTATATCTCAACAGATCACCTCCTATTTATATTTATGTCCTACTGTTTGTACACGTTTCTTCTTTTAATTCTCTCAGTGCATGCTCTGCATCAGATGTGTGCCGACACAGGCCATCGCCTCCCCATTTGTAACAATGGTTCTTCTCACACTCTCTTTTATTCCCATCACACAAATATGCTTCTTCCATATCTCCACCTAGTTCTTCTTGTTTATTTTTCTGCTATAATATTTTTGCGGACTGCAAATCGCCTCTTTGAAAGGAGGTGATAAACATAAGATTTTATAGAATGACTTCTTCTCCTTTACTTGCTCGGAAATACCAGCGTATTGGATATAAGGTAGTTGCTCTTTCTAACTGGGTTGGAGAATCGTTCCCAATGACCATCCACCTGGAGAAAGTAGTTTAACTACATGTGACTGATAACCGTTCTCCACTGCAGTCCACAAATCTTGTTTGTTCTTTTTGAATCTATTTGGTATAATCTTCCTAACTAATGATGAAAGGAATTTAGTTATGGACAGATTAACGAAAGAACAGTCTGATTTTTTACGTAAAATCATTACATCTCCTATTAAATTTGATACTCTCACAATCGACGAAAAAGCAATTTGCGATTTCCTTACTAAAATGAAATATGTCACCTACCATACCGTCCCTAAGACTTATTCCGGAAATGGTATATTTCAATCTTGGAGTGAAATAGAAACGATTTCTATTTCAGAAGCCGGAAAGATGTATTTAATAAACGAACAATTATCTGATGAACAGCGTCAATATCTCAAAGAACAGATGGACTCTTTGAAAAACATTGCTGATTCTGCTGAGACTCAAGCTAAACTTGCCGTTGAAGCGTCTCATAGAGCAGAAATAGAAGCAAACAACGCTAAAAAAGATGCTCTCTTTTCCAAAATACTTGCAATACTTTCCTTCCTCGTAAGCATCGTCGCAATCATAGTTCCGTTGCTCATATAACAAGAACTCTTATGAGCAAAGAAATAAAACTTATAACCAAAGCTACCACTGAGATAATCTGTGCTTGATAGCTCCATTTATATGCCTGTTCCCTGTATTCTTTTGTCCTTTTTAAGATTTCATCAATATCAGTTTCATCTTCCTTTTTTTCTGTCTTACAATGTCTTTTCATCTTCTACTCACTCCCTTCTGTTGAAAATAAATACTTCAAAGACAAATCAGGGAAGTATGCTTCCTGAATCGCAAAAGACTGTTCAACTGAAAAAGCACTATCTCCATTTAACTTGTTTGCCACACTATTTCGATGAACCCCAAGTAACGATGCGAGATCTTCTATAGATACTTTTCTTTTTGCCATTTCCCCTCGTAAGTTTAAACAAGGCATTTTATCCCTCCTTCTCATTTAAATACGCATTTGCGTGTTGCTATTGTCACATTATCACGTGTTTGCGTGTTTGTCAACAAAAAATTACGCAAATGCACATTATTTTATTGATAACAACTCGCAAATGTGGTATATTCAACTCACACAGGAGGTATTGAGATGGGAATAGGAAATAAACTAAGTGAATTATTAAAGCAGAAAAATATGACCGTCACTGAACTTGCTCGCAAAGTCAATGTAGCTCCAACTACTATATATTCCATTATTCAAAGAAATAACAAAAAGGTAGATATAGATGTTTTATTGGACATTGCTGATGTACTTGGTGTAAATGCAGAATATTTTCGAGAATCTGCGAAACCAGCAACCATCGCAGCACACTTTGATGGAAGCGAATACACAGAAGACGAACTTAATGAAATTCGACAGTTTGCCGAATTTGTTAAGAATAAAAGAAAGTCCTAATTATGGGACAACCAAATTAATATACTAGAGCGGGAGGTGTTAATATGAACGCTTACGAACGTTTAGAAGACGAAGCCTGCATGGACGGTATAGATGTTGTTGACTACCGTTTCAACAGTGACCGAATCAAAGGTCTCTATTGCGACGGAACAGTCGCAATCAATCAAACCTTAAAAACAACCACTCAAAAAGCAGACGTTCTGGCAGAAGAACTAGGACACCACTACACCACCGTTGGCAATATCCTAGACCTTTCAGATGTGCAGAACCGTAAGCAGGAACGACAGGCGAGACTTTGGGCGTACAACAAACGTATCGGTCTGTATGGCTTGATTAGAGCTTTTGAGCATGGTTGTAAATCGAGACATGAGGTTGCTGAATACTTGGAAGTAACAGAAGAATTTCTGCAAGAAGCAATCGAATGCTATTGTGACAAATATGGTGTGAGCTGTTCCCTTAACGGCTATTACATCATGTTCATTCCCAACTTATTGGTGGGGAAAATCATTGAGTAATGTTATGCCTCAGTGATAACATAATTCGTTTTTTAAGGCTCAATCGAAACAAAAGAAAACGAGAGAAAAGAGGTAATAAATATGGAATTTAATGAAACCATCAAACAATTAGCCGAACGAGTATCTTTATTAAAAAATACAGTTTCGACAGAAGAAGCTACAAAAATGTCATTAATCGTTCCTATGTTCCAAGCTTTAGGCTATGACATATTTAATCCATTGGAATTTTGTCCGGAATACATTGCAGATGTGGGAATCAAAAAAGGAGAGAAGGTAGATTATGCGATTTTAAATAACGGAGAACCTCTTATCCTTATTGAGTGCAAGAGCTGTACTGAAAACCTCGATAAGCATGGTTCGCAGTTATATAGATACTTTGGAACATCCAAGGCTAAATTTGGAATTTTAACTAATGGTATTATATATAAATTTTACACAGATTTAGAAGAAATCAACAAAATGGATTTAGTTCCCTTTCTTGTTATTGACTTAGATAATTTGAAAGATTCTAGCATTAACGAACTCAAAAAATTCTGCAAAGCAAATTTTGACCAAGATAAAATCTTTAGCACAGCTGAGGAGTTAAAATACACTTCATTAATCAAAGATATGCTTGCAAAAGAATTCGACAGCCCTTCTGATGATTTTATCCGCTTTATTCTTTCTCACGTTTATGACGGACCTAAAACACAAAAAATAATCGAAAAATTTACTCCTGTCATCAAGAAAACTTTGTCTGCATATATAAACGAGGTTGTAAATAACAAAATATCTTCTGCCTTAGCTGTCGATGAACCTGAAGATCAAGAACCTGTAATTGAAATTGAAGCACCGGTTTCCAAGATTATAACAACTGAAGACGAAATCGAAGCCTTTTATATTGTTCGAGGAATCTTGGCAGGCACAATTCCTGTTGAAGACATTATTCATCGTGATACTGAAAGCTATTTTGGAATTCTTTATAAAGACAATAATAGAAAACCTATCTGCAGAATTAATTTAGATAAAAAGAATAAACAAATATTCATCCCAGATGCAAATAAGAAGTTCGAACGCTTTTATATTGACTCATTAAATGATATTTATAAATACAAAAATAAGCTTATTGCTGCAGTCAAAAATTACTTGTAAAAACAAATAATACAATTACCGCTGCCATCGAGCATATCGATGGTAGTTGTAAGGGTATTATCCCTTAAAAGAAAAACCGCCTCAGTGCTACCAACACTAAGACGGTCTCCTCATAATCAATATGAGGTCGTGTATAACGCATATATCCGAAGATACATACAACACTCGCGAAAATATTGTATCATCTTCGGCACCCAATTTCAAGGAACGCAAGTTCGTTGGGTGTTATTTTTATACGCAAAATTTCATATTTTTAACAAGGAGATGATATTATGCAGCAAAAATACGGTTATGGTTATGTCAGAGTTTCTACTGACAAACAAGAGGAGCTCTCTCCTGATTCCCAGGAAAAGCTTATCCGTGACTACGCAAAGAAAAACAATATCGTTATACTGAAGATTTTCTTCGAAATCGGTGTCTCCGGAAGATCTGCAGATAAACGTCCTGCATTTCAGGAGATGATTGCATCTGCCAAATCTAAGGAGCATCCTGTTGATGCTATTTTAGTGTGGAAATTTAGCCGTTTTGCCCGTAATCAGGAAGAGTCTATCGTATATAAATCTTTGCTCAAAAAACAGAATAACGTGGACGTTATCAGCGTTTCCGAGCCTCTTATTGATGGTCCTTTCGGTTCTCTCATCGAGCGAATCATCGAATGGATGGACGAATACTATTCTATCCGCCTTTCCGGTGAAGTATTTCGTGGAATGAAAGAAAATGCCATGCGTGGTGCGTTCCAAGCACGTCCACCGTTAGGATATAAAATCGTAGAACATGGAAAACCTCCTGTAATCGTTCCAGAAGAAGCTGATATTATTCGAATGATATTTGATAAGTACGTAAACTGCAGCATGAGTTTTTTCGACATAGCAAGGCACTTGAACAATCTTGGGCTTAAAACCTCTCGCGGGAAAGCCTTTGAATGTAGATCCATCGAGTATATAATTCAAAATCCTATTTATTGCGGGCTGATTAGATGGAATCGTACACATAATGCAACTAACAATATCAAAGATAAAGATGAATGGATTATTGTTGACGGAGAGCATGAAGCTATTATATCTAAAGAACTATTTAACAAGGCCCAGGAACGCTTCAGATTGACCTATAAGCCTTCTGGAGCTCGTCCCTCCTCTACTTATAGGCATTGGCTCTCTGGATTACTTAAATGCCCTGATTGCGGACGTACATTAACTGCAAATACTCTTTATCGTAGAAATGGTGTTGCCTACTCTTATTTTTCCTGTTATGGTTACAGTAAAGGAAAATGCAATAAGCCAAATGGAGTAAGTTCCCTTGTGTTAGAAAAAGAAGTTCTTCGTTGTATGGAAGAAGTTCTTAATTCAGGAGTCATTACCTATGAACTGCGAGAATATGTTCCAACAGAACGTGTAGATGAATGTTCTGTTATTCGAAAGCGAATAGATGAACTCATTCCAAAAGAAGCACGTATCAAAGCGTCCTACCGCGAAGGCATTGATACTCTCGAAGAATACAAGGAAAATAAACGACTTATCCAGGAAGAACGAGAACGTTTAGAAGCCCAATTAAATGAATTGCTAAATAACGATTCTAATCCGGCAAAAGACCATTCTACTATTATGCTTCAAAGAGTTCAGACCACTTATGAAATCATAAAATCTGATCAATACACTACTACTCAAAAAAGTGAAGCGTTAAAACAGGTCGTAGACAAAATTGTATATAATCGTCAAGAAGATTTGCTAGATATTTATTACTTTTGTTATATATAATTTTATACTTAAATCCTCGGAAACCCTTGATTTTACTGGGTTTCCTTAACTTTATAGGTTGTAGCAAAAAGGTTGACCATTTTGTTACGACCTATAAAGCACATTTTATATAGTAGAAACTCGTCTTTCTTAGTCGAAAATCCTCTTTCCTAGTCAGTATTATGTGAAATTATTCCATTTTGCTCTATTGTAAAATCATATTTTACACAGGAGAAAACCGTCATGGAAAGAGAACTTGAAAGACTACTATACAGAGCCGGTGTGCTTCGTACCTATGTAGGATACAACTACTTCATAAAAGCTGTTATGCTAGTTTATGAAAACCCTGTACGTCTACTTCATGCTTGCAAGGAAATTTATATCCCCATCGCAGAGGAATTCAATGCAGATCCTCGGTCTGTAGAAAAAGACCTTCGTACTGTTCGTGATGTCTTTATGAGGAACAACGGGAAAACGGTATTAAAAGAGATGGGATTTTTTATTTGGCACGAACGTCCTTATCCGCGAGAGCTCATAGAAATATTTGCAGCATACCTTAGAGCTAATTACAAGCAGAACGAGATCGATTCATGAGCACGATAAGAATTGACATAGAAACTGTCCTGAAAGAGAAAGGAATTAGTAAGACTCAGCTATGCTATGACTGCAGACTGCAGCGCACACAGTTAAATAACTACTGTAAGAATAAGATTTCAAGAATAGACTTGAATATTCTGGCCAAGATTTGCGAATACCTAGACTGTGAAATTGATGATATCTTAATACTGGAGAAATAGAAAAATCTTTCTTAAGAGGGACCGGGCGGGCAAGCACCACCCTCATTAAACCCGGTAACTTTCATTCATTTCCCTCTACTATATAGACACGCGAACTTCAAAAAACTTACGCGTATTTTAAAATATTTTTGTCAAATCAGAAAAAGCCCACCTCACAATGAGATGGGCTGTAATTTTACACTTCTTTGATAATTGCATCAAAGCCTTTTTCTTTTAAAGTTTTTACCAGTGCTTCTGCATTCTTTTTATCTTTGAATGCTCCAACCTGCACACGATATGTTACTTCGCTGGATGTGCTGGTTTCTTTCTTTGCCGTTGATTTCTTTTTTAAATTCAAGAATTCAATCAAGCCTTCTGCTATCGCTTTTGCATAGGCTTTCTGCCCTGCTGCGGACGTAATCACCTTATGGTCGCCCTTATTGTCCATGAAGCCACCTTCCACCAATACAGCAGGAATACTGTTCTGATTGATAACAGCCCAGTTTGCTTTCTTGATTCCTCGTCCCTTAAGACCTGTATATTTTGGAAGATTCTTATAAATTGCTTCTGCAAGCTTCATGTCAGCGGATGTATTATTCTTGTCTACGTATATTTCAACGCCATTTGCACTTCCCCATTTACCGAGATGTGCGTTGTGATGAATAGATACCGCTGCATCAACCTTTTTATTTACATACATGGATTTTCTGCTGGATAAGCTTTCGTCTGTATTCCCTTCGTTGTTGTCAGGGAAGATAAATTTCACATCGTAGTCTTTCAACAGTTCCACCACGTAATCTCTGACTTTATCGTTCAATTCCCATTCATGGATACCATCTGGTGTACGCTTACCTGCAGTCTTAAGACCATGACCTGCATCTAACGCAATAATCTTTGTTGCCATAATAATCTCCTTCCTGTGCGACGTCGCACAATACTGTTAACTTGCTGGTAACTTTCATTTCTGATCCTATAACGTGAATTTTGTGAGAAAATCACAAATATAGAATCAGAAACTCAAATATTTGATTTTATATTTAACTTGCTGGTAATTTGCCAACGTGCATAAAACCTAAAATCTTGCACGTTAAAAGAGGACGATTACTCGCCCTCTGCTTTATATTTTGAATTACTCATACCAAGGATTACACCAAGAAATGTATCAACTGCGGTAATTGTACCTACAATCTGTTCGCCGAAAGGAAATCCCCAAATACCTGCCAGCGCAAAGTAAAGCGTTCCTAATGCCGGTAATACAATCTGTGCAATCCATTTGATAATGTCATACGTCTCGTTTCTCATTTTCATGTCATTATCCCCCTACATTCCTAACTTCATAAATATGTAGCAGACTACTGCTCCCACTGCTGTTGTTATCACATGGCTGGACACCTTTCTCCACATCTCTCCATCCTTTGATTCGAGGTCGTCAATGCGTTCTCCCTGCGACTTCAATTCCTTAAGCATATTTTCCATATTCAGTGCCAGCTTCTGCACTGACATCGCAATCTCATGGTACTGCTCCATGATTTTTTCTACACGTTCAATGCGTTTCGAGATGCGTCTGTGCTCATCCTCCATGCGTTTTACATATTCTTCATGTTCACCACGCTCAATAAAATCTCCCATTTCCACCACCCTTTGTCCAATAAAAAGGACATCCGAAGATGCCCTTATTCCTCATCTGTTTCAAGCATAAACTCGATAGCTTCAATAAGAACTGGAGAAAGTCCTGCTGCATCAATTTCTTTCAGAGCAACCTTTTTAATCGGAATTTCCACTACTTCATCATGAAGTTTTCTGAGTTCTTCCAGGTATTCTCTCATGGATTCTTCAGGAATATCATAGTTGCCGTCTGGTCTGATGATTGGGTTTTCCTTTTCATCCTTGTTCGCATACTCTTTACAGAGAGCAATTCTCTGTTCGTCATAAGCTTTGAATTCTTCTGTTACTGCTTTTACATTCTTCATGATACGGTAAGCCGTTACACTGCTGAGTCCTCTCTGCTGGTTTAAAATACCTAATGCACCCTGACTTTCAATTAAATTTCCTAATCTGATTTCCATGACATCTCCCCCTTATGCTTCTACTGTTTCTTTCATTTCTGCGATTTTTTCATCCTGAACACTATAGCAATAGTCTTCGAATTCTGCCTGATCTGCTCTGCAGACTGTGCGGTTCTCTTTATAAAGAGATGGATTTGTCTGCCATGAACTAATAGACATGTTATTTGGATTTGTGGAATCAATCATTGCCTGAAATCCGCATGCCTCTACTTCTCCGATCATTGAGTGTCCTGTGATTGTGATTCTTTCTTCTTTGATTAATGACATAATATTGTCTCCTTTCTAAAAAAACACATGGACAAACATTTCATCTGCCCATGTGCTGCTGTTGAATTAAAACTTAAAAATAACTTTAACGATTTTTTCTTTCGTTCTTGCTATTACTCGGTATCCTGTTTCTGAAGCTGTGGCTATACCACCTTTAGCCACCTTACAGAATCCGTTGACCTGACAGGTTCCGTCATCCCTCACAGCTATTACTCCAAGCATTCCGACCTTCGCCCATTCTGGTCTGTCTTCTCGCTGGATATATGCCTGTGATGGATCGTAATCTGGATTCTCTTTATACTTTGTTGCGACTTTTTTCACGACAGTTATTTCCCCTGTCTCTCTATCTACAACAGTTTCTTCACACTCGATCTCTTCTACGATAAAATCTCCGAATTCATCGAGAATGTATCTTCCCTTCCAGCATTCATCTCCGTTACCGATAATAGATGGAAGAGCACTTGTAATACCAAGGATATAATCTCCTGGTTCTGCCTTTCTTATCTTGTCGCCATCCAGTGTCACAAAGTATCCTCTTCGGTCTTCTTCATCTAGATTTCCATCAAGCCATTCAAAATACTCCGCATAGTCACATCCTGAAGTAGTCAACGCATTAAGAGCATACGGCTGTCCGTTATAGTTCACCCTGAACGCATTCGACGGTGATGAGGCTGTTCCGTTCCCGATAACAAATGCAGTTCCGGTTCCAGTCCCGCTGCTTGTTCCTGCCGCCGCAGTAGATGTGTTATTGTAATGCCCCTGTGCATGCTGCCATGCAAGTGCCGTAGTCCAATATCCCTCTGCATGACTTGCATCACCACTTGCTTTGGTATTATATCCTTCCGAATGACTTGCCGTAGCTGATGCTGTTGTTATATAACCTTCAGCATGTGCTGCCGTTCCACTTGCTGTGTTGTCTCGCCCTTCTACATGGGCGTATCCAGCACTGGCCGTGTTGTTATACCCTTCCGCATGACTTGCCGAAGCTGATGCCGTTGCTTTGTATCCTTCTGCATGTGCATACGCACCAGCAGCCTTATTATTTGTGTAATCATTGAATATTTCACCGCCACCTGTACCACCACCATTAATTATCTTTCCTGGCAGTACATCAAGTTTATCCTTATCTGCAGCGCTCAGCAATCCGTTTGCAGACGCGGTGGCAACGGCATATGTTGTATCTGTAAACACCGCATTACTCGGTACGGATTTCCCTAATGTGTATGTACATTTGTTAATTGTACCATCAGAACCAACATACACAGGCTGTGTTGCACTACCTACCTGTGCACTGCCTCCATTGGTGTCAGTGGTATCGAGTGTAAATTTTGAACGTGGCACAACATACCAATCGCCGTATGTCCATGAGTTAGCTGTTGCCCCTGCATAGCAATACTGAATATATTCTACACCAGTATTGTAGCAAGTAATTTTCCTCAAACGGTAAACCCATGTACCGGTAGTTTCGTTATCCACAGTCGTTGACAGTGGATTGAATACCTGCATTGCAAACGCAACAGATAATGGACTGTTTGTTAATGTAGCTGCGTTCACATTTTGTGAGCAATAGTAGTTTCCTACTTTCAGGTAATCGGTAGTGTTCAGATTAGCATTTGCAGGGATTGACGTTCCTGCCGGAATCATTGAACAATAAAATCTACTGATTTGTCTTCCATTACCATCATTTGTTGCCTTTGTAGCTGAAGTAGCATTGCCACTCAATGAGCCTATAAATGTTGTAGCGGTCACTACTTTAGCTGATGTAATCGTCACGCCGTTAATCTGAAGCTGTCCTGACGCATTTTCAATGATTCTTGAAGTATAGTCTTCCGTACTTCCATTGAAATGGAAATCAATAAATCCACCATAGCCAGATAAGCTTCCCGTAGAGTTCAGCTCAATGGATGTCGGATTACTTGCCATGTAATTATGTGTATGACTTGCCGCCGCACAATAACTGCTCCAATTTCCTTCATGCAATATTTTCTTTGCGCTGCCTATATACACCACTGGTGTGTTCGCTGCACTAAATCCGAAATATCCCAATGTACTACCACTTGAATTTTGTATTCCTATGTAAGATCCAGTCGATGCAGATTTTACATACAGAGGCGTGTCACCTGATGCTCCTGTAATCGTCCCACCTGATAGTGGAAGATAACTATGCGTATGGCTTGCCAGTGCATATCCTGCAAGATCTGTTGCCGTGGCTACCTTTGCTCCTTTCCAAAGAAGATTTCCGGAACCACCGCCGATAGCAAGTCCACTAGCATAATTTGTCCCAAGAAGGCTACCAACAACAAATGTACCATCCACCTGATCTGTAGCATATCCGATATACGGATTTTTGGAATTGATTGCCTGCCACTTGATTCCCTTTGTTGCTGACTGAGTCGTTCCAGTCTCAAATGTCAGTGCACCCTTCAAGGTCGTCGCACCTGTAGCTGTTAGATTATAACAATTCACAAACGGATCATTGTTTGCCGAACTTGCTTCGAACACAACCGTTTCACTTCCCGCCACTCCATTCGGATAATTAATAAGTCTCAAATAATTTCCATTGAATGTAAGGAAGTTATATTCTGCACCTGTTACATTGTATGAAAATGTTGCATGGTGTCCGGAAATATAGGATTCAAAATTGTATTTGTATGTTCCATTTCCTAATGAACCATCTGTTGCAACTAATGTAATATCTCCTGCATCCATTGTTAATGTGGATGGATAACCGCCGGAATCTGTTCCACTGCTTAAATATTTAAGTCCGGTAATGCTTCCCGTTGCTGTGATATCCTGTGCGAACAGATCTGTTACATTAATCTTGTCAGCCGTAATTGTTCCGGTCAGGATACTTCCTCCATTGATTACTGTAGAGGTTCCATTCTTTGCGGAATTCATGAATGTTGTCAGTGCATCAATATTAAACTGTGAGGACAATAAGTTTGCCATACGGTCTGTCAGAGTAAAATTCGTGGAACTGGTCCCAGATTTCACTAACCAGGTGAACTGGTCTGCTGTCTGTTCTGCAATAGTCTGTGTTTCCATCAAAATCTGTTCTACAGACTTGAATCCATCTCCGTCATATTTAAATAACGGGTGCTCTGATAACAGATACATCGTTGTAGATGTAACAGCTGTTCCTAAAAGCATATAAAAATAGCCGTCCTCACTGGTAGGAACGGTCTGAGTTAACGGTGCGGTACTTGCTGGTGTAAACGTTACCCCATCTAATGTACCTTTGATATATACCGCTTTATATGCAGTCAATGAAATCGACTGTGTTGTTGTGACTGTAAAGGAATAGATCAGGTAATTGTTCGTACCTGTCGAACCACTGCTGATTGCTGCTCCTGCGTAAAGTATTGGATATCCGATATCGAATGATGTGCCCGTCTTCAAATGATGATATCCACTGGCATTTCCAACGATGATGTTTCCGGCAGTAATCGCTGCACTCGCCTTGATAGCCTTCTGGTATCGTAATCGATCATAATAATTGGTATCGTAGTTTGCATCCGCCCACCATCCGGTATATGTACTGCTGCCAATCGTCACGTTCTTTCTGTATGTCAGATGAATCACATTTCCTGCGGCATAATGAGTCGTCAATCTAGTCGTGCCACTATAATAACACGCAACAGCTCCTGTCGTAGTTCCATTACTCAATGTAAGATTCAGCGTCGCATTTCCACTCCCAGCATATGGAAGCCAATACGTAATCTGCTGCCCATCTTCCAACGCGGTAAATGGTGCTGTTCCTGTCCAGGAACCGGTTGCCGCTGTCTGCGTTCCTTTAATGAACGGGTCCTTCCCAGAAAATTCCGTCTTTGTCGCGTAAGTGTCTGCTACTATAGTCTTAAATCCATTGAGACTGGATTCCAGCGTAGTCACTTTACTTGACAGGGATGTCATGGTTGAACCATCTGCCTTACTTGCAATCTGAGTTGTATGAGATGCTACAGTACTGCTCAAACCGCTTACCGTCTGATTCAATGTACTGTAATTATTTTCCTGCGTTGTCAGGCGAGATGACAATGCATCCGTAATGTCCTCCATGTCTGATACTGCTGAATTTATACTGGAAGTAATATCCTGTGTCCATATCTTACTTGATATCTGTCCCTGAATTGTACTGATAGACGTCCCCTGGCTGGTTACTTTCGTATCGAGACTCGAAATATCGGAATTAATATCCGAAATCTCCGTTGTAACATTTGAAAATGCTACATCCAGCGTCTGCTTCTTATCATCCAAATATACCTTTGTGGATTTGATAGTGTTCGCACTTCCATTGATTTCAGTGAACAGGCTGTCAATATCCAGCTTAGATGCAGAGATATTCGCATCGTCCGCCACCATCGCATTTTCAATAATTGGGTTCTTAATTGCATCTGAATGTATTCCCGTCGCATCGAACATTACGTTCCCTGAAGCATCTGCCACATATATGTTATAATCGGAATTTGCATCCTTTCCAAGCTGTACTCTTGTTCGATTAGCATCTTTTATTAAGATAGTGTCTCCAGTTATCTGAAGCCTTCCATTGGATGACTTCACCGTGACACTGCTGGTATTCAATGCTCCAGATGTAATCTTATCTGCCACGATGGATGCTATCTTCGCACTGGAGATGGTCGCATCCCCGATCAGCGCAATCACAGAGTTACTGAACTCTGTCGTTAAACTGCTTCCGGATGCTGAACCAAACATGATTGTATTGATATTCGCCACTTTCGTCTGTAACGCTGAAATATTGGCATTTGCGGTGTTCAGATTTGTGATGGTAGCATAAGTTGCCTTTGCATCAGAAACCGTCAAATATCCAAGATCAGCCACTTTCGCAGACAAGTTATCCGTAGTGATTGCAATAGATGTGAGGTCATCAATCTTGCCTTCTGTTGATTTCAGACTTTCAATAGTAGCATAGGTTGCCTTTACGTTTTCGATAGTAGCGTAAGTTGCCTTTACGTTGGCAATCGTCGCATAATAGGCTTCTGCAGTGGTTGTTTTTAAGTAGCCGAATGTTGCCACTTTTGATTCCAATTCATTCGCCTTCACTGTTGTACTCTCAAGTGTGCCTATACGTGCGATTGCTGCATTTAAACTGTCTGCTGTAGCATAACCAAGTTTTGCCACCTCTGTGCTCAAATTTACCGTTTTCAAGGTAGTAGTTTCTAAAGTGGTAATGCGCCCAGTTGCAGCATCCAAGGACTTCACTGTCGCATAATCAGTCAATAACGTATTAACTTTAGCTTCTGTAATGAATCCCTTTTCTGCAATCAGTGTATTTACCTGGGCTTCATTCAAGTAAGCTCCATCTGCAATCAGGGTTGTTACTTCTGCCTCTGTCAGATATCCCTTACCTACGATCAACTGATTTATCTGAGCCTCATTTAAGTATGCCTTCTCAATATCTGCAATCTTAGACTGTATTGTAATAATATTCCCGTTTACAACATTCAGATTTGTTATTGTCGCATAGGTCAGAGCTGCATCATTTGCCTTTAGGTACCCAAATTCTGCTACCAAAGCTTCTAATCTTTCCGTCTTTACCGTATCAGTCTCTAGTGTCCCAATCCGTGCTACAGCTGCGTTCAAATTAGAGATTGTTGCATAAGTGAGTAATGCTTCACTCGCTTTAATGTAGCCAAATTTTGCCACCTCTGCCTCTAAGTCTTTTGCCAGTAAATATCCCAGTTCTGCAACTTTCGCTGAAAGATTATCGGTAGTAATCGCCTTTGCTGATAACGTTGACACTGTCGCATTTACCGCATTTAGATTAGCAATAGTCGCATAAGTAATCTTTGCTTCATCTGCCTTTAGATATTCAAGTTTTGCGACCTCTGCCGAAAGTGTATCAGTTGTTATTGCCTTTGAAGTAAGTGACGTGATTTTCGCATCCACAGCACTTAATACAGTTATCTTTGCATAATCCGCCAATAACTCGTCAACGCGTAAAGAAGTGATATAACCCTTGTCTGCAATCAGTGTCTCTATCTGCGCTTCCGTCAGATATGCTTTTTCAATCGTCGCTACTTTGGACTGTAAACTACTGATATTTGCATTAGCTGAATTGAGGTTCTCAATCGTTGCATAGGTCAATGCTGCTTCATTTGCTTTCAGATACCCCAACTCTGCAACCTTTGCTGTAAGAGTATCCGTGGTAATTGCACGTGCTTCCAATGACGTCACTTTCGCTAATGCTTCTACTGCATCATTTTTCGCTGATTCTGCCTTGTCAGCTGCTACCCCTGCTTCCTGCTTTGCCGATTCTGCATTCTCATTTGCACTGTTCGATGCTTTGTCCAGCACAGGATCCGTAAAGGTCGTCTTTCCATCTGACCATTCAATCTTATTTCTCACCCAGATATAGTAACCGCTTTTCCATCCTACTGTAGCATCTGACCAGCTGCCGCCAACCTGAGCAGTTGATGATGAAGACAGGTAATACTGTTCTGTGAGCGATAACACGCCTGTCCCAGATGTTCCATCTTCACCTTTGATTTTTGACCATGAAAAAATGGTCGGGTCCGTTATATCAACTTCCTCGACCAATCGATTTGTAACTGTACCTAAATATGTTTTTCCTACAGGATCTAAACTGATTCCATTTCCATGTTCATCGTCCGCATAAGCTATCCATGTATAAAGCGTTCGGTTCTTCGCCAGTTCAGAGAACTGCTGTGCAAGTTCTTCCACTGTCTGTGAAATACCACTTTCTTTAAGAAGATATTCTCCCAGAGTTGCTGTATATTCACCTTTTGACGCTGACTTTTCAAGTTTCAATATTCTCGCTGAAAGATACAACTCTCCAGCATCATTAACAATATCCACTCGATCTCCAACCTTTATGTTTTCCGGAAGCCTCTTAATGTCCACTTCATAATTCACTTCCAAATCACATACTTTTTTCAATTCAGTAATTGCATGTGAACAAAGCGTTTTCTGGCTAGTCGTTTCATAAGAATATGGTCTTACGATACTCCCGTCATATCCGTCCATCTGATTTGGTTCTTTCTTCCAAATATAACGGCTCCATTTCTCATTTGCTTTTCTTGATCTGAGGATTCCATCACTGCCAACATAAAAATCTCCGTCATCGTATTCGTATCCCTTTAACGTAATCGGAGTTTCAAAACCTTCTGGAATCCCTCCAGTACATGAGAATGCCGTCGCAAGTTTTGCAATTGACTTCTTTGTCCGGATTCTACTGATATCTCTATTTAGTCGGAGTTGTTCTCCGATGGCCTTCCCTCTTTCTCTGTAAATGTTTACATACTTATGAAGTACCTGTAGTCCATCAATGTCAAAAGAATATGATATTTCGAATCCACCGAATTGTGTCGCAATGCTTGCAAGACGTTCTGTAACAGTGCTTTCACCATCCCAAGAAAGTTTCCTTGTAGTATCAGAGGATATCTCATTTACACCGATTTCAAATCCGCTATCTGCGATATATTTATTAACGTACCACTCTACGTCGTGAGACTCATCTGCTGCAAACGCTCCTGCCATTTCATTCAGAAGGTCCAGTCCTGCATCTTCAGCATAAAAATAAATCTCTTTTGTATCAGTGTCACTCTCGGAATCGATGATTGTATAGAATTCATTCTCCTTGTCATCTTTCCGAAGGATATAATTCCCTGTGTTCAGCATCTCCTCTAGTTTGACCTGATTACTTTCGTCAAACTGTATGTATCCAGTAAACGTAGCAACACCTGATTCCACATCTTCCGATTTCAAATCATCATTGATCTTAATGCCATTTGGAAGACCTGTTGATGCGTGTCCGAGTATCTGCATTTTTCTATCCGCAAAATAGATAATCACAAGAACACCTCCCGGTACCGCATCTTAAATGTCGGTTCATATCCTTCTTTCGTCCAATCCGACCAGGCTACGCCAATCTGATTTATTCCAGGAGAGAGATAAAATTCTTCCCAGTCATTTCCCAGTGCTCCAAGCCCTGGTGTACGTATGTCGTTCAGATATATTTCCCCTGCTTTACAGTCTGCAATAACGACATCACTTGCACTAAACTTATTTATTACATCATGCCATGTATCGCAGTTGTGTTTCACGAACTTTGCGGAATACAGACCATTATAGGCCAGCGGAGTTTTGTTCCCATACTTCGCTATTGAAAACGTAATATGTGTCACTGTCAACTCCTCGATCTCGCTATCCCTATATTCCAGAACAATTCCACCAAGGTTAAAATTCAACGTATCTCCTGTTTTCGTGATGGTAGATGTCTTTACCGGTGTAATTCCTTTAGACGTGTTGTTGTTTCCAAAATAAATATTGTTCAAAGATAAATCGATTGTCTTATCGTAATATTTATCATTGATATACACTCTAAGTGTCGCATTCTTTCCACTCTTACTCTTCAGTACATTCACACCGCCAATACGTTTTTGTGTCGTTCCATCGATATGCATTAATATCACTTGGAACAGACCATACTGATTAATGTCTTTTGATCCGCTGCCTATAGACATTTTCTGTCTATAGGTCAGGGTGAAATTCTTTGCGCCCATTTCTCCACTTGCATCTGCTGGGATCACTCTCGTAACAGATGGTCCATGCCATTGAGAACCCGAACCATAATTACTTGGTGTTAAATAATACTGTTCATCCGTTGCATTAGCATAGGATTTTGCAACGTCCATTGTACCAACCTGAATGAGTGCGTCCGATGATACATATCCATTATTCGCTGTCCACAATTCCTTTACTGCATCCCCAAATGACTTAGGTGTCATAAAGCTCTGATTAACAAGCGTCTGTGACTTTTCCATGTCTTCTCCGTCTTCTTCATCCGGATCACCTAGCTGTATAATCTTCTCGCGCTCATTATAAAATGCAATGTATCCACAATCTCCATTTCCTGTGAGTGCATTTCCTGTACTTCCATCATTGCTCGTTTCCTCTTCCTTGAAAAAACTCGCCTCAAACGTCGGAAAGGATTTATATGTCCCGTTGTATTCAACAAGAAAAGTCGAACCATTATCCTGTGTTGGCTCGACTTCATACTCTTCAACTGAATATTTGAAAGGATCTGCGCAATAGAACTCTATCTCACTCTTCACCGAATTACTTCCTGGCGGTACTTCGCCAGCTCCAGAAGGAGTCCCGATAAAATATTTATCCTGTTCATCCCTAAATATCAGCTGTGCATCCATTACATTCAAGATGCTATTCAATTTATTAAAAGCTTCTCGAAACGCTTCGTCAGATTTCGCTAACAGCTGGTACCCAACAACGATTTTTCTTGCTGGATACCTTCTGCTTTTCACTGTCGAACCATCTCGGATTCCTGTCTCGTAAAATTCAAGCTCTTTTACAAAACTCTCTCTTCCGGATACGTATAATGTACGGTATCCGTCGATTAAATTCTCAATGTATTCACCATTTATGCTTACTGCCTCAGAGGGCAGAACTTTACTGGCTTGATATTCTGTTGTATCAATAAAATTGTACACATCCACCCTCCTATACTTTTCCTTTTTTGCGATTTTCTCTCGTCTGTCTCTTATTCAGTTCTTCCTGCATGTAAGAAACTTCCGCTCTGGCAAGTTCGCGACCATCAAGTTCTGAAACAACCGTTATATGGTATTCTGCATTTCGTGTATATTCATAGTCTGCAGATAGCTCTCCTCCGTATGCGCCTGCAAATGCAAGATTCGGAGCCTCTATTGTCGGAATGGATATGAGCTGTTCTGCTGCTTTTTTCGCATCATTCACCATATCAAGAATGTTATTTATCCATCCTTTTCCAAAGTAAGATGCTAATTTCCCCGAAAGTCTTGAAGGACTATGAATCTGTGCTTTTGCTCTGATTGCTTTTTCTGATGCTGCTACAATCTGATTTGCTGCAGAACGAATCGCACTTAACTGAGAACGCATACCCTGTGCAAATCCCAAACTGATATAAGCACCTGCACTATATGCGCCACTACGCCCTGTTCGCAATCTTGAATTTACCTGATTAACTACAGTCGCTGCTGTACTATTGGCATCATTAAGACCGCTCTTCATTCCTGTCGTGAAGCCTGTACCAACTTTCTTTCCTGCCGATTTCGCTTTACCTGCTGAATTGTCAAACGCATTCGTCATTCTATTCATTGCATTTTTAGCTTTGTTTCCCAATGCATCAAGACCGCTACTTACTGTCTTCACACTCGTCTGCATACTCTTTAAAGACGTCTGTGTAGTTTTCGCATTCTTTGCAATAGATTTCATACTCGAATTCACAAGCTTTAAGCTTGCTGCCATAACAAGTGTTCCAGCTCCTGCTGCAATCATTCCCGCACTTACCAAACCCAGTCCAACTGCTACCGTTGTTAGACCCGCTCCAAGTACAATCGACGATGCGCCCGCTAAAGAAGCACCCACCGCAAAGACTGTCAATCCCGCACCTAATGCTGTAATAGCAGCTGCTCCTTGTAATCCATAAGTTGATATTATTGGAAGCTGTGTCGCAAGTAATGCAATGCCGGCAGATGCAAGTAAGACTCCTGCCCCGACCATCAACACTGCGGCACCGAATGCAATTAAACCAGCAGAACCCGCCGTTAATGCAGGAGCTAACGCCACCGCACCTACTGCAAGAAGTGCAATTGCTGCTACCATTCCGACCATACAAGCTATGGCAGGCGTCCCCGCATTCGCAAGACTAATTGCTGCAAATGCTAACAGTGTAAATCCTGCAGCCACCACAAGAACTGCTGCACCCATTGTCAGCATCGCCGTGGCAACTGACATTAGCTGTCCAGACATCGGTGCAAGCGTTTTTAACATTATCGACATTCCCACACCAAGTAATGCTACCGCACCAATCAAACCAAATAAGACTGCAATAGCAGGTCCACCAGCATTCGCTACCGATACTGCCGCATACGCCAATAATGCAAATCCTGCACTAACCATTAACACGGCTGTGCCCATCATCATAAAAGATTTGGCTGCTGCCAACGTCTGTCCTGCACTTGTTTGACTTACTGTACCTACTTCTTTTTCCCCTGCAGATATGCCAAAAAGCTTTGTTGCAATTCCAGAAATCCCTTTGCCAGCAAGCGAAGAGATTGCCCCTGTAAATTTCGACACTCCCGGAATCACGCTTCGAATGATACGAAAACCTTTATATGCTACTGCAAGCTTTAATACTATTGGCACACATTTTGCAATTGTATCTGAATGCTCATTCAAAAACGAGCCGACACTTTTTACTACACCGCCAACCTCTACCAGCACATCTTTAAATGATTCCCAGTATGGTTGTGCCGCTTCAATTCCTGCTGTAATTTTCGTCGCAAGCTTTTCTCCATCTATTTCTCCTATTTTAGATGCTATTCCATCAATGGTCTCTATGCCATGCTTAGAAACTACACCAAAGGCTGGAAGCAATTTATTTCCAAGCGCTTCTTTCGCTCCGTCAATTGCTTGATCGATTGTCTTTGCTTCCGTAGCCATCTTCTGAAATCCCTCACTATTCCCAGCCTTATCAATTGCAGCAAAGAAATCCTCCGTTTTCACTTCGCCTTCTTGTATTTTGGAAATAAGTTTGTCCGTACTAAGTCCCATTGCATCTGCTACTGCCGCCATACCTGCCGGTGACTGTTCAAGCATGATTTTGAAATCTTCCCATGCAACTTTAGGTTTTGCAGCCATCTGTGTTGCTTGCTGTGACAATGATTTCATCGCTTGCTGTGGGTCTTCTGCCGCTGCTGCGAGTCCTCCAAATCCTTTTACCAGTCCATTTGTCCCTTTTTTGAGTTTTTTCATACTTCCAACACCGACTGCTTCAAGCTGTGCGTAAGTAGAAGCCATATCTGAAGAACTGTAAACAGTTGTCTCTGCATAACTTTGTAATTCTTTTTTTACTTTTTTAATCTTTTTACTATTCTTTCCGAATTGCTTCATATTACCATCGAACGTCTGCCATGCTTTACTAGACTGATTGATTTCTCCAACGAGATCTTTAGCTCCGTTTGTCAACATGCTAAAAGCCTGCTGCCCAGCTCCAGTTAGAATTCCGAATGCAAATCCGCTTTTTATTTCATCTTTTAAACTTTTTGTCGCGCCTAAAGCACCTTTGAGAGTAGATACAAATCCCTTGTCATGTGCTGATAGCATAGCTTTAACGCTCATACTTTCCGCCATGTTCTCACTCTCCTTTTTTCAATATCTTACTAATACCAGGAAATCTGCTTTTATTAGTCTTCTTCACTTTTGAAAGTTCTTTTTCATAATCAAAAAACTTATTGAACTTATTATAGACAGGCCGTGTTTTTCCTTTTCCTGCTCTCTTCTCCGCTTTTGCTGCGAATGTAAGCCATGCAAGTAAATGCGTCCAGTAACTTCTGTCTATCTGTTGCAATCGTACCGCATCCATCAACAGCTTATATTCTGGTAATGTCAAACGGTCCACATCCGCCAATGTTTTATAATTCAAATAACGGAAACAATTCAAAGCTATTTCCCGATATGTGCTGTCAAAATTTAATTCTGTTCCGCTTTCGCTCTTTCCTCTTCCACCATTTTGATGAGCTGTTTTGTGAGTTTCTTCGTAACATTCGCTTTGGATAAAAAATCGAGCACCTCATCAAAGAGTTTGTCAATATCTGTATCTTCGTTTTCGATATACTCTTCAATCTGTTTTCTTGTGAGTCGAGGAGTTTCTGTCTTGTTTGAAATATCAAGAATGTCAATCAAGTCTTCGATATCTCCATCAATGATTCCTGCGATTCCCAACTGCAGACCGATTTCCTTTGTGATTCCATTTTCTGTTTTCTTCTGCCTCTTGTTCATCTCCCGCATAAAACCAATGCCGAACTTAAAGCCATATACCTGCGAATCAATTGTTAATTCAAACATTTATTTACCTCCATAAAAAATAGGGGCTGTTACGCCCCTGTCGGCTGTGTATCTGTAAACACATAATCAGCGATCTTCTGCTGTTCTTCTGTTACAGTTACATTACCTGGTTTTCCTGTGCCGTTGATTCCAAATGTAAGAGAAACTTCTGCATGATCCTCTGCAGTCGAATTCAATTCAAACTCTGTGATATATCCCTGGAAATATCTTCCTTTGAATTTATTCTGTCCTACTTCTGCTGGTTCTTCCAGGTTTACTTCCCAGATTTCAACGATTTCATCATTATCCATCGCATTTTCCAGCTCATCTACTGTTACATCACCTTTGGTAAGAAGTGATGTTGTTGTAATTTCCTCTTCTGTTGCTCCAGGTGTACGCACATTGCCGTCTTTTGTAGCCGTTGAATCCGCATCCTTACTCTTTGTTCGTCCATTTTCTGTTACGAACGCAAGTGCTGTTCCACTTGCTGTGGCTGCATTTTTCAAGAGTCTGTACAGATATACTACTCTTTTACCCTGGACAGCTTCTGCGTGGAGCTGAAGGTTAATTCTTCTCATATTCTGCCTCCTAACTAAATTTAAACTCCATAGTTAAAATACCATGAAGTAATGTTCTTTTTGTTGAATTGTCGTTTATGATGTTCTGTTCAATATTCCGCACCAACCACCCATAACTGTTTGTGCGTCTGATGTTACGGCAGATTCCTTTGATATCCATCAGTATACTTGACACTGTCCCTCGCTGTTTTGCACATCCGTGCCATACGTGAATCGTAGGATAGACGCTCCCGATCACCTGTGTCTTTGTATCGGTGTCTCTCTGCCGAAAATCTGCAATATAAACAAAAGGATACGGGGTTCCGTCCGGTGGCAGTCCATCGTCGTAAACCTCATATCCTTTTTCTTTGCCTTTAGCTTTTATTTGTACTAATAACTCTGTGAAGAGTTCCTGCTGTGGATCCATATTATCACCTCACAAGCTTCTTCATATCTCTTTTAAATTTTGGCTCCTGTTCTTCCAATGCCGGCTTAACGAATGGCTGTGCATCCATGAATCGGGTACCATATTCCAAGTACATCGAATACTCTGTGGTTGGTCCTACTTCAGCTGTGAACCCACCTTCAGTAAGTTCGAGGCGAAT